ATGGCCAAGCGGTACAAAGCCGCAGGTGGCGGGTATCGTGACTAAGTGGTCTGATAAGCGTAAGAAGTCCATAGACTGCGATAACCCAAAAGGTTTTTCGGAGAAGGCACATTGCGCAGGTAAGAAGATGGCCGGTGGTGGGTTGGCTAAACCGCAACAGTCTCTCAAGGACTGGGGCAAACAAGATTGGACGACTAAAAGTGGTAAAAAATCTTCTGACACTGGTGAACGATACCTTCCAAAAGCTGCGATTAAAAGTCTTAGCTCTAGTGAGTACGCTGCAACAACGCGTGCAAAACGTGCTGGCAAAGCTAAAGGGAAACAATTCGTAGCCCAGCCCAAAACGATAGCAAAGAAAACGGCAGGATTTAGATAATGGCAACCACTTCTGGCGCATCTAGTTTTAACCTCCAACTCGATGAGCTAGTTGAGGAGGCGTTTGAACGCGCCGGAAGCGAGATGCGTACTGGTTATGACTTGCGTACTGCCCGCCGTAGCTTAAACATCATGTTTGCAGATTGGGCCAATCGCGGCATTAACATGTGGACAATGGAGCAAGGTGAAATCACTCTTGTTCAAGGCCAGAATACATACGCCCTGCCAGACGACACAGTGGATCTGATCGAGCACGTTATACGTACCGGCGGCAATGTCGCTAATACACAGGCAGACTTGTCAATCACCCGGATCAGCGTATCAACTTACGCTACGATCCCCAATAAGATTCAGCAAGCCAGACCAATCCAAGTCTGGATTCAGCGGTACAACGGTCAAAACTCTCCGATAGCTGCAACGCTTACAACAACGATTACGTCCACGAGTACATCAATTGTGCTGAATGATGTAACTGGTCTACCCGCTACGGGCTTCATTAAGATTGATGCCGAGATCATCAACTACGGCTACATCACTCAGAACGCAAACGCCAATACCGGCACGCTGTTTAACTGCTCCCGTGGTCAGCAAGAAACGATTGCTGTGGGTCACACCGCTGCGGCTACTGTGTACTGGGCGCAAGTCCCCGCCGTTACGGTCTGGCCGACTCCTGATGGGACGCAGCAATACACATTTGTTTACTGGCGTTTACGCCGCACGCAGGATGCCGGTGGTGGTGTGAACGTGATGGACGTGCCGTTCAGGTTTATCCCATGTTTGGCCGCTGGCCTTGCGTACTATCTGGCGTTAAAAATTGTTGGCGGCGCTGAGCGCCTACCTGTATTAAAGCAACAGTACGATGAGGCTTGGGAGTTGGCCGCAACTGAAGACCGAGAGAAAGCGGCTGTTCGCTTTGTGCCTCGACAACAGTTTATAAGCTGATATGGGCAATAGGTTTGCCAGTGGTAAGAACAGTATCGCCATGTGCGATAGGTGCGGCTTCCAGTTTAAATTAACGGCCTTGAAGAAGGAAATTCAGAAGACCAAGATATACAACCTGCTTGTTTGCCCTCAGTGTTGGGATCCTGACCAGCCGCAATTGCAGTTGGGTATGTACCCAGTAGATGATCCACAGGCAGTGCGTAACCCACGGACGGACTCAACCTACGTTACGGCGGGCGTAAACACTGCTGGCAATCCGACCGGTGGTTCACGAGACATTCAGTGGGGCTGGAACCCCGTAGGTGGGGCCAGTAATTTTGATGCCGCTCTGACGCCGAACTACTTGGTGGCAACGACATTTGTTGGTACAGTTACAGTTAATTAAAGGAGTTTGATATGGACAAGAAAGATCTAGCCCAAGACAAAAAGATGGTTAAGTCTGCCATTGGTAAGCACGAGAAAAACATGCACCCCGGCAAGCCGCCTACAAAGCTTGCTAAGGGTGGTAAGACCAATGAGATGATGCTTCAATATGGCCGTGGTCTGGCTAAAGTTGCTAACCAGCGTGGAGGCTAATCATGGCTAAATTCAGCAAAAAAGTTATGGGCAAAGAAGTTGGCGACGCCGCTACTTATGCTGTACCGCACAAAATGGATGGCAAGGCTCTGGTGATGTCGGAAAACCCCGGCAAGGACTCTAGCATTAGTAGCCTTAGCACCATGAAAATGAGTGTTGGTGTGATTAACAACGGTGAAAACCCAACTAAGACATCCGGTATCGTCACTCGTGGCAACGGCGCGGCTACTAAGGGGATCACAGCTAGAGGCCCGATGGCATGAATTACACTGAACTCAGCAACGCGCTTCAAGCGTATACGGAGAACACGGAAGCAGATTTCGTGGCTAATATCCCCGTGTTCGTTACGCAGGCTGAGCAGCGTATTTACAACTCAGTGCAGTTTCCGTCTATTCGCAAGAACGTGACGGGGGCAATGACTATAAACAACAAGTACTTGCAGTGCCCGGTAGATTTTTTATCGGTGTTCTCTTTAGCTGTTATCAACGCCAGTGGTGAGTACGAGTATTTGCTAAACAAAGATGTTAACTTTATCCGGCAAGCGTATCCACAGCCCACAGATACGGGGATCCCTAGGCACTACGCTTTGTTTGGCCCTCGCTCGGATAACGCAGCAGAGCTAACTTTCATTCTGGGCCCAACACCCGATGCGGCGTACAGTTCTGAACTGCACTACTATTTTTATCCGCCAAGCATCTCTGTGGCACCCTTCACTTCATGGCTGGGCGATAACTTTGACACGGTGCTGTTGTACGGTTCCTTGGTTGAGGCTTACACCTACATGAAGGGTGAGCAAGACATGATGGCGCTGTACAACGGTAAGTACCAAGAAGCAATTGCGCTGGCTAAACGTCTTGGCGACGGGCTCGAGCGCGGTGATGCGTACCGTGATGGACAAACTAAACTGCGGATAACAACGTGAGCATTGTCCAAACCCAAACGACGTCGTTTAAAGTGGAGCTTTATAAAGGCGTACACGACTTGACTACGGACGTCATCAAGATCGCCCTGTACACAGCCTCCGCTAATTTAGACGAGACAACAACGATTTACTCCGCTACAAATGAAGTAGCCAACACGGGCACTTACGTCGCTGGTGGAGCAACACTAACGCCTATCACGGTTTCGTCTTCTGGGTACACAGCCTTTGTGGGCTTCCCAAACATCTCGTGGACGGGGGCTATCACAGCCCGATGCGCTTTGATCTATAACTCCAGTCAGGGTAACAAGTCCGTTGCTGTTTTAGACTTTGGATCTGACAAGACATCCACCGTTACATTTACCATCACCATGCCAGCCAACACCGCTACGGCGGCTCTTATTAGGAGTTCAAATTGATTACCACAACCAGAGGTGAAATGGACGAATCATTGCTTGAAAAGCATGAAGGGATCATTGATAATGAGAACGAGACAACCACATGGGTGGAATATTGGTTAGAGGGTGAGTTGGTTCACCGTTCTGCTCATGTGCAGTTAAAACGTGCCGTCGTAAGTTATGGCGAAACCGCTGAATTTTAAGGAAATATCATGGCAAACACACAAGCAATGACCACTTCATTTAAGGTGGACTTATTTAACGCAGTTCATGCGTTTAACGGCACGGGCGTCCCTGCTCATACATTGGCAACTGCTGATGTGTTTAAAGCGGCTTTGTTCACTGCGGCAAGCACTTTAAATGCCACAACAGCGTCTTACACGGGCGCAGTAACAGAGGTGTCTGGTACGGGTTATACCGCTGGCGGTGTGACTGTGACGTTTGGTACAGTGCCAAGCAGTTCTGGAACCACATCGTTTTTGACACCTTCAGCAAGCATTGTGTATTCCACAGTCACTTTGTCTACATCGTTTGATGCAATGCTGTTGTACAACGACACAAACACAACCAAAAAGTCTGTGGCTGTTTACACGTTTTCGCCTCAAACCGTTGCTGCTGGTACGTTTACGTTGACCATGCCAACTAACGACGCAACAACTGGACTGCTGCGAATCGCGTAATTGGTAAGTCATGTCTACAGCATGGGGTGCAGACGCTTGGGGTGACAATACTTGGGGCGGTAGTCAAACTGCGCTCACAGGTGTTGCAGCCACGGGCGCTGTTGGAACGGTTACAGGCAGTACTGGGGCACAGCTTTCTGGAGTCAGTGCAACAGGCGCAGTAGGTTTTTTTAGCTTAGAGGTGTCGTTATCTGGTGTAGCGGCAACAGGAGGTACTGGGGTAGTTGGTATTGCAGGTTTGCTGGAGCTTACAGGCGTAGGCGCGGCGGGGGCTGTTGGAACACTGACCTCATCCTCTATATCAACACTGGCGCTAACGGGTGTTTTTGCAACAGGCGACGTTGGTATTGTTATACCCGGTGCTAACGTTGCTCTTACGGGTGTAAACGCTACAGGATTTGTTGGGTTACTGGATGTTGGGCAATCTTTGCTGGGCGTACAGGGCACGGGCGCAGCAGGTAGTGTTGGGGTAGGTCTACAACTTTCAGGCGTGTCCGGTACAGGTTTGGTTGGTACAAGTGGGCCTACGTACATCAGTGCGCTAAGCGGGGTGAGTGCTTCTGGTTTTGTAGGATCTTTCGGAGTGGGGAGATCACTATCGGGCGTGTCAGCAACCGGATCGGTTGGCTCAATTTCACAAGCATTTGCTTGGAGTGTGATAGATAATACGCAAACAGCGACTTGGACTGCTGTTTCAACGAACTAGGAGTTAAAAATGCCATCAACATGGTCAGCACTTAAAATAGAATTGCTTGAAACAGGGGCAAACTCAGGTACGTGGGGCACGGCTACCAACGTTAACCTTGGCGATGCAGTCTTGGGAGAGGTTATTACGGGTTCAGCTACCGTAAATTTTTCATCCGCCGCAGATGTAACGATTACCTTAACAGACTCTGCAACCACCCAGTCAGCCAGAAACTTACGTTTAAACATCACAGAAAGTGGTGCAGGTGTGGGTTATGCGGGTAATTTGATACTGGGTTCTAACTGCCAGATTGAAAAATTTTACCTAATCAGAAACAACGGTACAGGTGTAAAGACCATTAAAAACACCACCGGTACAGGTGTGGCGGTTGCAGCGGGTAAGGCAACATTGGTTTACAACGATGGCACAAACGTTGTAGATGTTCTGAACTCTTTTAGTAGCGCTATCTTGGGAGCAGAAAACGCGGGCAGTATCATCCCGTTCTACTTTGCCAACCAAGCAGCTTTCCCTTCCGCCTCAACGTATCACGGCGCAATAGCCCACTCACACGCAGACGGGGCAATGTATTTTGCTCACAG